TTATAGGTCTCCGAATAAATTTTATGGTTTTAGTTCTGCTAGTGCTGGAGTACAAATTACTGCAACAACTAATCAATATTGTGCAAGAAACTCTACGTTTGATTGGATTTTTTACCATGATAATAATGACGGTAATTATGTTTTTTCAGGAACAATTGTAGTTAGTCAAGCAAACGATCCTAAAAATGTAACTCAAATTGCTTTAAAGTCTGCATCTGGTGGTACTGCTGCTGGTGGAACTATTAATTGGGTTAGTGTTGGTGGTTTATTACAATTTCAATATACTCCTCCAAGCGGTGTAACTACACTTAATACTTCAACTTTGAGATTAAGTGCTATTTAATTATGTCAAATAGCAAAATATCAGCATTAACATCTTCTACAACACCTTTAGCGGGTACGGAAGTATTGCCCGTTGTCCAAAGCAGTACGACTAAACAAGTATCAGTTGCTAATTTAACTGTTGGTCGAAATGTTGCAATGTCTGGCGCAACAGTTGGCACAGGTGGAACAACCAATTTTCCAACTGGAATTGTTTTAAATGGTACAAGTAATTCTGCTAATGGTACTTACATTCAAGGTCAAAGAAATGGTTCAAATGCTTGGATTTTTGGAGATACTGCAGCATCTCTAGGCTCTGGAACTGGATATTTAACATATGTTTATGGGGCTAACCCTTTTATTGTTTGGACAAATAACGGTGAGGCTTTAAATGTTACTTCAACGCAAGATATTAAAGCTACATTAGGAAATTTTGTTCAAGGTACAGCAGCCAAAGGCATCAACTTCACCGCCAACACTCCAGCAGCGGGAATGACAAGCCAGTTGCTGAATTGGTATGAGGAAGGTACTTGGACACCTGCTGATAATAGTGGAGCTGGATTAAGTTTAACCATTACTTATGCAACCTATACTCGTGTTGGAAGACAAGTAACAATAAATGCTTATTTAATTTATCCAAGTACATCAAGTGCTGCAAATGCCGCACTTACTGGTTTACCTTTTAATTGTGCGGCAAATAATTACCCCCCCTTAACAATTGATAGTAATTCTGGAGTTGCTTTGTCTAGTTTTGTTAATGCAGTATCTAAAAACATTTCAATTGGCATTGCCTCAAATTATGCAACAACTGTAACAAATTCAAGTTTAAGTTCAAAAGGTATTATTATTTCTGGAACATATTTTGTATAAATAAGGTAAAAAATGTCATTAACAAAAGCAACATATTCAATGATTCAAGGCGCTACTGCAAACGTCTTGGATTTTGGTGCAGATTCAACAGGTGCTACAGATAGCACATCTGCATTTAATCTAGCATTTGCCACTGGTAAAGCCGTATATGCACCAACAGGAACATATCTTGTTAGAAATGTGCCACTTAGTATAGATGGGTGGGCTATTTTTGGTGATGGTGTTAATTTAACTACTATTAAAACAGATTCAACAAATTGTTGTTTCTTGGTTACTGCTAGATGCAATCGTATTGCTCACATGAGTATTTACACTCCAGGTGGTTCATCTACATCGGATGGTATTCGTTTAGGCAAGAGTGATGGAACTTTTGTCCAATATGTAAGAATTGAAGATATACGTTTTGTAGAATGTTTAAATGGCATTTATGGTTATGGCACAAACAATGGTTATTTTGAAGCATTGTTTTTTGAGTCTTGTACTTATGGTATTCATTTCAAACCTGTGGGAGCTACAACAGGCAATACCAATGGGAACACAATTGTTAAATGTGCTGCATACAATTGTTCAACATCACTTTGGTTTGAAGCAAATGCAAATGGTGGAAATGCCTCTAATGACAATTTAGTTGATTTCACATCCGAATCAGCAACGGATAAAGGTTTTAATATTACGGGTAGTCGTAATTATTTATCTATTTATTCAGACCATGATACAAACCCTCCAGTTATTTATGATTATTTAACTACACCAAATATAAGTGGTGGTGCAAATTTTATTGTTGCTAGAAATCCAGATAACTATACATATCCATTTGGTAACACTCTTGTTGCAACATCTATAGGCAGTTTATATCGTTTAGCTATACCATTTGTACAAAAAACTTCAGTTGGTATTACAGCAATAGCTACAAGCGTTTCATTTGCTACTGGAGATGTAGCTGGATTTGCTAGTGATGCAACATTATTAGTACAAAACACAACAAGCCCAACTGCAACTGTTGGACTAACAATGCAATTTTTTGTTGATGTTCCAGTTGGTTTTAAAATTACTTTTGTTCATGCAGTTATTGGTACTGCAACCGCAGGATTTTTATTTAATCAACCGTCTATTGGATCATGGACTTTGCTCAATTGGACAAATGGACAAAATTTACTTGGATTTGCTAATTATCCAAATGTCACATTTATAAAAACATCTGCAAACACAATTCTCAAACTTTAATTAAAACACCATGACTTTTGAAAAACAAACCATTGTTGATAAAATCGAAGTATTAGCAGATCACACTATTGCAGTTAGATATGTTGTGACTGTTACTGAAGACGGACAACCTTTTGCCGAACAGGTCAAAGGAAATTATTTTCACCCTGGTGATGATTACAGCCAAGAGGATGCAAAAGTACAATCAGTTTGTGCTTTGATACATACTGCTGAAATTATTGCTACTTACAAAGAGGCTCAAAATGCAAACATTAATCCAACTGCTTAAATCTAAAACTGTTCTATTTGCTTTGTTTTTGGCAGTATTGTCAATATTACAAGGCTATGTAAACTTGTTACCTTTATCTCCAACAGACCAAATGTTTGTAGGTATTGCAATATCTATTGTGGTGACTTTGCTTAGAATAGTCACAACTCAGCCCATTTCTGAAAAATAAACAGGTAGTAAATCATGCCAGAAATAGACCCAAATATCACAAAAGACGCAGTAAAAGAAGCCTTGAAAGAATGGCTTAATGAACAGTTTGCTGCATTTGGTAAGTGGACTTTAACTGGTTTGCTTTCTGCTGCATTTGTAGGAATGGTTTATCTTTGGCTTGCAGGGCATGGTTTTTCTGTTAATAAATAGGAGAGAATCATTGATCCTTTTACTTTAGCAATGATGGCTTTTTCAGCAGTAAAAAGCGGAGTAGCTGCCTATAAGGAAATTAAACAAACAGGCGGTGAAGTTGTTGGCATAGTAAATGAGTTAAGTGATGCACTTGGCTCTTTTTTTGATCATCAAGACAAAGCAAAAAAGGCAGACGCAGAGATAAAAAAGAATCCTCCCAAGGGAAAGTCATTGCAATCTATAGCATTAGAAAATGTATTGAGAAAGAAGCAATTAGAACAAGCTGAATATGATTTAAGACAAATCCTTGTTTACGAATCTCCTCCTGAACTTGGTGCGGTATGGACAGAATTTGAAGCAGAAAAATCTAGGCTTATAAAAGAACAAGATGCTTTAGATAAGGCTCAAAAAAAAAGGAATTACTTGAATTACATCAAAAGCGTATACGAGCAGGAAACATTAAAGTTGGAGTGGCAATCTGTATTGCTATTTTTGTCGTTGCGTTCACCATTGGTGGTTTGATGTACCAAATCCATTTATGGACAGAGGAACGAAAAAAAGAAGAACGATGGTATATTAAGTTTCACAGGACTTTTGAAGAAAACCCTAAAGAATTAGAGTGTTTTAAAATTTTTAGAGAAACTGGTTATTTACCTAAATTTTGTGAGGATTGATATGGATTGGTTAAAAAGCATTGCACCAACAATTTTTACTGCTATTGGTGGGCCTCTGGGTGGTCTAGCATACGAAGCAGTCTCTAAAGTTCTAGGAGTCTCTCAGGATGACGCTAAAAAGATGCTCGATGAAGGCAAGTTATCGTCTGATCAAATAGCGCAAGTTAAGGTTGCAGAGCTTGAACTAAAGAAAACTGAGGAACAATTAGGTCTTAATTTTGAACAATTAGCGGTTGAAGACCGAGCGTCTGCTAGAAATATGCAGATGAACACGCATTCATTTTTAGTTCCAACTCTTGCGTTGATCATTGTTGCTAGTTTTATTGCGACTATCTTTGGGACTTTGATGGGTTACTCGCATATTGAGTCGGCTATGGCAGGAACTCTTGTAGGTTATTTGTCAGCCAAAGCCGAACAAGTAGTAGCTTTTTACTTTGGTAGTAGCGCAGGAAGTCAGAAAAAGGATGAAATGTTGCATAACTCAACACCAATAAAATGAATTATTCTAAAGACGGATTAAAGTTAACCGAACAATTTGAAGGTTGTAGGCTAGAGGCTTACCCAGACTCTGCAACTGGTGGAGCACCTTGGACAATTGGTTATGGTCACACAGGTGCAGACGTATTCCCAAGTCTTTTAATTACCCAAGAAGAAGCCGAGAAACTGCTTTTACAGGACGTTCAAAAGGCAGTTGATCACGTGAATAGCAAACTTAAAATTGAGGTCACACAGGGCGAATTTGACGCATTGGTGGACTTTGCTTTTAATTGTGGATGTCGCAATTTGGATAACTCGACTTTACTTAAGAAAGTGAATAAAGGAGACCATGAGGGCGCAGCAGCCGAGTTTTTAAAATGGGACATGGCAGGTGGTCACGTCATGGCTGGTCTACTTAAAAGAAGGCAAGCGGAGGCAGCGTTGTTTTTATCAGACATAGCAAAATGAACGATCTTGCAGATGACGCTCACTTCACAGAGGAGTTGCACCGAGAATCTGCGCTTAATGAGATTAGAAAACGAGCAAAACCTAAATATACGGGCTTTTGTTTAACTTGTAATGATGTTAGTAAACCCAACTCACAGTTTTGCTCTAAAGACTGCCAGGAAGATCAAGAACTGATTATTCGGATTGGACGAATAAAAGGTAATTAATGATTCTTTTCCTTTAATTTAGCTTCTATTTCTTTTGCTAATTTAGTTGGAAAACCTGCGTTTTTTATTACCAAATCAACAATTTGCTCATTAGTTAACCCTACCCATTCTTTATTACCTATAAACTTTTCAGTACATTCGAGGCAATACAACGCATACCCACCACCATTTCCACATTCAGCACATCCTTGTTGTGGTGTTGTATATAAAGGCAATGGCTCAACATCGACCAATACTGGTGCTTCAATCTTTGTTGGTTTTGCCCAATAGAAACCGCCTTTTTGCGGATCAAAATAAGCAACAGGCTCTTCTTTAGTCATTTCTATTCTCCCTTGCTTTCATTTAATCACCTCTGCTAATTTAAGCGCACCCGTTTCACCATCATATGTGGCTTTTATGTTGTGAAAAGGGTTTGGTAAAATCTCTCCATATGGTTTACGCACTTCAAAATACATCACAATATCTGGCTTAGGCTCTGGTTTTATTCTGTATTCAATCCATGATTCCCAAATTGGGTTTTTTTCATCTATCCATTCATTAAATGGATTTTTAACTTGAATTTCAGCCCCATCTGCCCAGGCATGAATTAAATCTGCGTGTTTATGTTTCATTCTTGTCCCCTTGCTCTAATTTTGAACGCCATATTTTTTATATGCTCATCAGTAACTATGTTGTTGTAAACATAATCACACAATTTTGCACATTCCTCACGTTCGTCTTCAGCAATAGCATCAACAATAGTGCGTACCATGCCCTCACTAAAGTGTTCTAAAAGTATTTGTACCGCTGTATCTTTAATCATTCTTGTCCCCTTGCTTTCATCATTGCATCTGCTATTTCATATGCGTACTCAACTCCTTTTTTCACTCCAAAACTTTGAAAAGCAATTGATTCCATAACCAAACCTTGCATAGCTAACCCTGCAAACCAATCCCTCAAGTCCATTCCAGTTTGGTAAGAAGGTTGTTTTTCATTCAGTTTTGGAAATGCTTTCATTCTTGTCCCCTTGCTGTTCTATAAATGTTCTTTTAATAATTTCTATGGCATTATGAAATTGATCACTCGCTTTACCAGTTGAAAGAGTCCTAGCCAACACAAGTGCCTCAAGTGCAACTGCTAACGCATAATCTTTAGTTAATATTTCTTCTTTAGTCATCATAAGCCCCTGCTAAATACAAAATAAACAAGAACGCACCAGTTATTACTCCTCCAGCTAACATCATCACAATTGCAAAAATAAAAGCACTAATGAGTACGTCCATGTCGTTTTCTCCAAAGTTTAGAATGGGATGTCCGAGTCCAAGTCATCAAAACCCGATCCAATATTGGCAGATTTTGAATTAGTTTGGTTAGGTTTATTATTGTCGGTTTTCTCCCCTCCGAGCAAGCGGATCGTATCAGCCTTAACGTGGGTTGATGTTTTTTCGACACCATTCTTGTCCGTATATTTCTGAGTTACAAGCGAACCTTGGATAAAAACCATTTTCCCAGATTTTATGTATTTCTCAGCAATTTCGGCTAATTTACCAAAACAAGTGACGTTGTGCCACTCGGTTTTAGTCATCATTTCCCCAGATTTATTCCTCCATTTTTCGGAGGTTGCAACCGAGAAATTGGCAACCAAATCTCCAGATGGCATGGCTCTGATCTGGGGGTCTTTGCCGACATTACCGATAACTTGAATTTGATTGAACATTTGATTCCTTTTCTATTGCGTCTGCTAAAAGTTTAAATTGCACCGATGTAAAAAGATTAGACCAATGCAAAATTTCATGTTTGCCTAAATACTCATAAGCAACTGTTAAAAAATACCACTCTAAATGCCTGAGTTCGTAATAATTTAATTTACTTGTGTCCATTTTTTGTCTGCCAAAATTGAAGTAAGTTTTTAAACATTAACCAACCCTTTTCTAATTCCTCTTGAGTCCATTTGTGTAGGACAACAAGGCCAGGGTTGGTGCGAGATACAAAAGCATTGGCGCACTCGGCATGGGGTAATCCAAGGCCAACTCGGTATGCTGCCAATTGCATTAAATGTTCGTCATACCCCACAATCTTGTCTCCAACGTCAAATTCCTTGGTCTTAACGTCAATGACAACTCCTCGATCTGTCTTAGTGTGTAAGTCGGTTTTACCTCCAAATCCGTCCTCATAAGCAAAAGACATTTCAGGAATCCAAATCTGGGAAGCATAGTTTTCACGCATAAGATTATCAAAAGATTGGACGTGCTCCTGGTGCGCCCCATAACCTTTACCCTCATAAAATCCTTGGATTGACGCATGGATTTCAGTCCCGCGGTTGGCAGCCTCCTTGCCCTCCTCCTTAGAATCGGACATGATCCTAGCAATCCATTCTTCCTCGGTCTCCTCCGCACGTTTGGGAAGGGTTAGTGCAGCCATAAGCACCTGACGTTGTAACCAGACGTTTAATGCAGGCTTGGCAGCGACATTCAAGATGGTTGTGACGGATGGGACAAGGTTCATTGTCCGAGCGTCTCTGAGCGTTGTGTTGCGCTCTTTTCCGTTCTTACCAATTACGGTATACATTGGATTCCCCTGTCGGTCATACCAATGTTGTGACTCGGATGCTCTGGTTTCGTTTTGTGTTGTCATGCTAATCCCCCTAATTTTGATTTCAATAAGTCTTTTGCTTTGATGGTTGCTACTTTGTACGTTTCGTTGTTTACGCAGTATTTGTAAGCAGCCTTAAAAGCCTTTTCGAGTTCGTCAAGGTTTTGGCAGTCTCCAATTGCAGTAATCAAGTCGGCAGCTACTGATTCGTTGAATGTTGGTGCCTGGACAATTGTTTTAGGTTTGGACGCTGAATTACCATCGTCATCCTCTGGGGCTATGCCACAAGCAGCCATCAAAGAATATCTACGAGCGTAAGTCAATGCTGAACCGTACCCCTGGGGGTCTTGTTTGGACGCAGGAACGTGTAAAACTCCGCAC